ATACTGCACAACAAGGCACACAATTAGCTGAATATCTGGAAGGCAGAATCAAGAAAGTAAACGAAGAAATTAATCAAAACACAAATACAAATGAACATCGGAACAATTCTTAAGGAAACAAGGAAATCACAGAACTTAACACAGAAGCAGTTGCAAGAGAAATCTAAAATCTCTTTTGTAACTATCAACAGGATTGAGGGAGGCTCAAACCCAAGATTAAACGTAATTAACAAATTGTTTAACGCAATGGGTAAGAATGTAAATCTTCAAGTAACTGACCAAACTACTGACAATGTCTTGGGATAAGATTAATGTTTTCCAATATCAGCAGATTTATCCAATCTTAAAAGAAGAAGATGAAAGTATAAAGATATCAAAAGCTATATCAATACTCTTTGGATTAACCTATAACCAGATAGCATCCTTATCTGTTGACCAATACATTAAGTATAAGAAATCTCTTACCTTTTTGAAGGAAGATATCAAGATAAAACCTGCTAAATTTATTAATGTAGGTAAAAGAAAATACAAATGTGTTTATGATATTAGAAAGCTACCTGCTGCCAGATATATTGAAACAAAGGTTTTCTCAAATGATTTCGTGACAAATCTTCACAAGTTGGCTGCTTCAATGGTTATCCCTATGAAGTTTACAATCTTTGGATGGAAGGAGGATTTGTATGATGCATCAAGACACGAAGAGTATGCAGCAGATATGCTTGAAGCAAAATTTAAAGATGTGTACAACTCCATTGTTTTTTTTTATCTTGTATACAGAAATTGGATAGAAGTTTCAATGGATTATTTGATAGAACAGAAGATGAAGGAGATGAATATGAGCCATTCTCAAGCAACAAAGGAGGTTCAAGATTTGTTGAACATTTTGGATGGCAGTATTGTACAAAATCCGTTGCTGATTACAACAACATCTCTGTAAGTGAAGCTTATGAATTAAACATAATTGAATATTTAAATACGTTATCCTATCTAAAAGCAGAGAGAGATTTTAAAAAGTAAGTTCAGCAAGTGCCTGATTACTTCCCCTGTCCTCAAAAAGGATGGGGTTTTTTATTTGAGATACTTTCTTCTTTTCTGGACATTTATAGATATGAACAAGGCACAAGCTAAAGCATTAGCGGATGGATTTATGGATTCACTTGGAGAAGGTGGATTTGTAAAAGGAGGCAATTTTAGCTTGTTAGATACTATACTACTTGCATATGGTAAAGACTTTAATGAAGCAGTAATACAAAATCTAAGTAAGGAAAACATTATATCAACAGGTGCATTACTTGACATTCCTTTGCCTAAAGTATACAAGACTGCAAAAGGTTACACACTTGAGATTGGTTATGAGATTGGCTCTAATCAATACAAATATTTTGATTATATCAATAAAGGTGTAAAAGGATTTGGTGGTAAGAATGCAAAACTAAAAAGAACTACAGGGGATTATACATTTAAGAATGCATATCCAAATAGAAAAATGGCTTTGTCTATTTTTAAGTGGTTGAATACTGCAAGAAAGAAAACATCTAAATATGCACCTATCTCTGGATTGGAAAGGAAAAGAAAAAAGCTAACAAATGTTTTAAATGAATCTCAAAACAAAAGAAAGTTAGCTTATGCGATTTCAGCAGGTATTAAGAAGAATGGTATTAGAGCAACATTCTTTTACGACAGGGCTAAACAAATAGTTTATAGTAAAGATTTTAGGGATGCAATAGCAGAAGTTTTAGTTGGTGAATTTGATGTTCAAATAAATAGTATAAATAAAGCAAAATAAATGGCAATCACGATTTTAGACACACCTGCGACATACTCTTCAATGCATACAGACCTTTGGTTTGTTTCATCTTCTACAAATGCAGGAACTACAAATTTTAAATTTGTTTACGATGTAAAAGTAAATGGAAGTTTAGTTGCAAGGTCAAAAGTATTCCCAGATGTAAGCGGTAACTATGGAGTATTCAATGCTGCACCTATTGTAAGAGCATTTACATCTAATTACTTTGAGCCTTCAGGAAGTTCAATCCTTGTAGCTTCTAATAACAAAATGAAAACTGATTATGTATTAGAGGTCAGAGAAGAAGTATCTGGAAGTATAGCGGTGTTGCCTGATGCAAGTGGAACATTCTCTGCATACAATTATTATCCTCCTTTGTTTGCTGATATGATTGATATTGGTAATGAGATTCCTTTGGTATTGGATGATTACTATGAGAATCTATTGGTTGAAAACTATTCAGATAATTGGTTGACAGATAGGGATTTTGATAAAATTGAAATGGAGTTTGGAGATCAATGCTTCATATCATATTTCAGAAAGACAACAGGAGGAACATATACGGCAACTATTGATGTGGTAAATGAAGCAGGTAGTGTGCTATCAAGCTATACAGGAGGATTAACGATGTCTGGAGAGTTTAATCTATTTAGCTTACAGGGAGCAGCAATAAACACATTTGCAGGAAGCACATTGATTACTGAAGATACTTATGGATATCATTTGTACATTAACTATTCAGCAGGTGGCTCATCTTTTGTAACAAGTAAGGTTAAGGTCAAGCAGGTATGTTATCCTAAACATAGGCAATACAATATCCATTTTTTAAATAGGCTTGGCGGATGGGATACAATGAAGTTTGCTTTAGTAAATAAAAGGAATACAGAGTTTACGAGGTCATCATACAGAAGAAGTGAATGGCAGTTATCTGGAAGCACTATGTCAAATGTTGATGCTTACAATAGGTATAACGAAACAACCTTAAACTATTCCATTCAGCATAAAGACAGAATGAAGTTGATATCTGATTGGGTAAGTGAAAATGATTATGAATGGTTGGCACAATTAGTAGGCTCAAGCATTTGTTATATTGAGGTGTTATCTGGATATTTCCCTTGTGTGATAGCATCAACTAACTATGAATACAAGTTAGCATCAAGTGATAAGTTATTCAATTTTGAGGTTGATATTGAGGTTGGTAAATATATAAATAGTCAATACAGATGATTAGTACAGAAATATATATTGAGAATTATCAAGTGGATTTGGTTGAGGATATATCAACTGATTTCACTTATACGATTGATGACATTAACGACTTTGGTGCAAAGAATACATCATTCAGCAAGACAATAACTTTAGTAGGTACTGCTAAGAACAATAAAATATTTGGTTTTGTTTTTGATTTGGGGAATGCGAATGTTACTAACGATGCTTTACCAAATGTTAACTCAAACTTTAATGCTGCTAAGACTGCACAATGTAGAATACTGATTGATAAGATACAAATCTTTAAGGGTGTTATAAGGCTATTAGAGATTGTTAATCAATCTGGAACAATAGAATATCAATGTAATGTCAATGGGGATTTAGGAGGTTTTGTATCTGAATTAGGGAATAAAAGATTAGAAGATTTAGATTTTAGTGATTATGACGAGAATTGGACTTTTGCAAACATTACATCATCTTGGGATTCTGTTAGTGGAGAAGGAGTATTTTGTCCCTTTATTGACATAGGTAGTGTATCAAGTGGAGGTAAAACACATTTTCAATACAAGGCTTTTAAACCTGCTTTGTATGTTAAAGAATATTTAGAAAAGATTATTGCAGGAACAGATTACACTTGGGAGTTTCCATTATTAGAAACTGATTTGATGAAAAGATTAATCATTCCTTGCAATCAAAAAACATTGCAAAAGTTTAGTAATATAACATTGGCTGCAAACCCTACTGCAAACACATTTAACAATCCATCAAACATTCACTATACTGCGACAACATTAGGAAACTTTACATTATCAGGAAGCAATGAACAATTTACTTATACTCCTGCTACTGCAATGAATGCTGACATAGTGTGTAGTGTTGCAGGTCAGATAAATTCTATCAATGCAGGAACGACTGTTGATTTTTATTTATATAAGAATGCAGCTTTATTAAGCCAACAGACAATATCAGTACCAACTACACCAATGCCATTTAATATTGATTTATCTGTTAATGGTATTACATTTAATCAGAATGATATTTTAAGGGTAGGTGTTCAATCCAATGTTACACAAATACAACAATATGGTGGTCAACTACAAGTTATAAGTACATTACCATTAAAGGTTGATATTCAACTTGGAGATGCAATAGATATGAACTATGCCATTCCCAGAGGTATATTTCAAAGGGATTTTTTCATAAGCATTTGCAAGATGTTTAATTTGTATGTTTATGATGATCAATTTGATGAAAAGAAACTTTATATAAAACCATACATAGATTTCTATGATGGAACAACACAGGATTGGACTAATAAGGTAGATAGGTCAAAGGCTTGGTCAATTAAGCCAATGAGTGAACTTAATAGCAGATTCTATCAGTTTAAGTACAAGCCTGATAATGACTTCTACAATGAGAACTATCGTAAAAGATTTAATGAAGGATATGGAGATTATATTTTTGATAGTGAGTATGAATTTGCAAATAGCACTAATTCAACTGAAGTTATATTTTCAGGTACTCCATTATATCAAGCAACAGGTACGGATAAGATTTATCCTGCCATATACAAGAAGTCAAATGATAATGCAGCAGAAGATCCAATGGATTTTAATATTAGGATTCTTCAAGCACAAAAGATAACAGGTAGGACAACTTGGAAAATTGAAAATGGAACTGCTAATCTTGGTAATTTAAATGTTTATGGATATGCTGGACATTTACAATTTAATAATTCACTACTGCCATTAAATGACATCAATTTTGGAGCACCAAACGAGTTGTTTTTTACTGCTGAATCATATCCAACTATTAATCTATTCAATGCCTATTATAGCGACTATATGGGTGAAATAGTTGATAAGGATAGTAAGCTATTGACTTGTCAGGTTTTATTAAATGCTCTGGATATTCAGCAACTTGATTTTAGTAGAGTAGTATGGATAGATGGTATATTGTTTAGGATTAACAAAGTCCTTAATTATAACCCAATGAATTACACCACAACTAAAGTGGAATTACTTAAAGTGATACAAAAAACATTCTAAATGGACTACGCAAATATTTTAGAAAATTCTTTTTATTCAATAAAACTTTTGATAGGTTTAATTGAAACAAATGAAGATGAAATTAAAAAAATTGATTTAATACAGAAAAAACTATATAAATGGCTCAATTAGATATACAAGTAAACTTACAATTATCAGATGCACAGAAGAGAATTGAGCAATTAGAGAAAGAATTAGCAAAGGCTAATGAAACTGCAAAAGATTCTGAAAAAGCAGGTAAAAAAGGTGCAAGTGGATTTTTAAGTTTAGGTAATGCTATAAAGGGATTAGGTGTAATAAGTGTTATTACAAGTGCATTTAATTTCTTTAAAGAAGCATTACTTAAAAATCAAAAAGTTGCAGATGCATTTGCTGCAATTATGGATACCATATCAACTATTGTTAATACATTAGTAGATATATTTATTTCAGTAACAAGTGAAGTTGGTAAAAGCACAAATGGATTTGATGCATTAGGTAAAGTATTAAGTGGAATATTGACATTAGCAATTACTCCATTGAAGGTTGCATTTAGTGGTATTAAATTAATAATTAATGAAGTTCAGTTAGCTTGGGAAAAGTCACCATTTGGTAACAAAGACCAAAAAGTTATTAAAGAATTAACTGAAAGTATTAGTGAATCTAAAGATGCATTAGTTGAAGTAGGTAAAAATGCGGTTGCAGCAGGTAAAGATATCTATAATAATTTTGGTGAGGCTGCAAGTTCAGTTGTTAAAGTTGTTTCTGGTGTAGTTGAAAAAGCATCTAAAATTAATGTTGGTGCAATATATGAGCAGAGCAAAGCTACAATAGAATTAAAGAATAATGCTAAATTAGCAGAGGCTCAACTTCAGGGATTAGTAGAAAAGTATGATAGACAGGCTGAACAATTAAGGCAAATAAGAGATAATGAGCAATTAAGTATTACCGAAAGAATAGAAGCTAATAATAAACTTGGAAAGGTTTTAGATGAACAAGAGAAGGCACAAATTAAATTAGCACAGGCAAAGGTTGCATCTGCTGCTGCTGAACTTGCACAAAATAAAACTAATGTAGATTTACAGGCTGCTTTAATATCAGCACAGAATCAAGTATTTGCAGTACAGGCACAGGTTGCAGGTTTAAGAAGTGAGCAACTTGTAAATGAGATTAGCTTATTAAAAGAACAAAGGGATATTAATAAGGCAATAGCTGAAAACGATAACAAATTAGTTATTGATAAGAAGAAGGCAAATGCAGAATTAATAAAAGATGAGATCTTAAAATTAGATGCAAAAAAGGCAATAGCTAAAGAAGAGGCTGATTTAGAATTAAAGAGGTTACAGGATAACATTGCTAATACTAAAGCAGGTACTGCTGCCAGAGCAGAAGCAGAGATTGTCTATTCACAGAAAAAGCAAGAGATAGATATCCAACTAAATCAATTTGAGGTTGATTTGGCAACTGCTAAATACAATAGAGAGTTAACTAAACTTGAACAATTAGATAGCTTAAATACAAGCACTTATGATATAAAAGCAAAGGCTTTAGAAGATGAGCAGATGTTAATTCAAACTGCTTTTGATAATGGTATAATTGCAGAAACTGAATATAATGCTAAAGTTAAGGCTATATCAGAAGAAAGGATTGCTATTGCAATAGCAGAAAAAGAAAGGAAGGCATCAATACAAACTGCTGAACTTGATTTATTAGTTGGTGCAGCAAATTTAGCAAAAGAGATATTTGGTAAAAGTAAAGCAGTACAGGCGGCATCTATAATAGCTGAAAATGCAGCAGGTATTGGTAAAATTATTATAAATACAAATGTTGCTAATGCAAAGGCTGCTGCACAATTCCCATTAACGGCAGGTCAGCCATTTGTAACTATAAATACTATTTCTGCTGCACTTGGTATTGCATCTTCTCTTGCAGCAACAAAAAAAGCATTAAGCGGATTGGGAGCAGGTGGATCAGCAGGATCAGCACCAAATATACAACAAGGTGGATCTGCACCAATGCAACCACAACAAGCTGAAGCAGCAACTACAAATTTAAGTTCATCAACAATTAATGCTTTAGGAAATCAAGCAATAAAAGCCTATGTAGTGGAAACAGATGTAACAAGTAATCAACAGAGAATTAAAGCCATACAACAAAGAGCAAGGTTTGATTGATAAATAATAATATTTTAAACATTTATAGTTATGGAATTACCTATTTACGAATTAATGATAAATGAAGATATGCAAGATGATGCTGAGGTATCATTCATTGCTTTGGTAGATAAACCTGCAATACAAAGAAATTGGAATGCGTTTAAAGAGAATGTTAAGTTTCAAATCGTTTCTGAAGATAAGCAAATTATCTCTGGTCCTGTTATGTTGGCTGATTCTCCTATCTATCGCAATGATGCTACTAATGGTGAGTATTATGTGGTTTTTAGCAAAGACACTATTTTTAAGATTGCTCAAAAGTTTTTCAAGAAAGGATATCAAGCTAATGTAAACTTAATGCACGATTCTACACAACAGGTAAGTGGAGTTACAATGTTTGAATCTTTTATTAGTGATACTGACAGAGGCATATTACCTATGAGAGGATTTGAAGATGCACCTGATGGAAGTTGGTTTGGTAGCTTTAAAGTAGAGAATGAAGAGGTTTGGAAAATGATTAAGGAAGGTAACTTCAAAGGATTTTCAGTAGAGGGAATATTTGAATATTCAAAGGCTAAAACAAAAGAAGCACAACTAATAGATAGCATTAAAGATATTCTGCTATCAGTTAAGTGATAAACATTAAATAAAATAAACATTTACAATTATGAACGCAAAAGACGCAATCTTAAAGATTAGGGCATTATTTGAAGATATGCCTGTTGACCCAAAAGAAGAGATGCCAAAAGAAACGAAAGTTGAAATGGCTGAATATGTTTTGATGGATGGAACAAAAGTTATGGTATCTGAACTTGCCGTAGGTGGTCAGGTAACTTTAGAAGATGGAAGCAAAGCTCCAGATGCAGAACACAAACTTGCTGATGGATCAAGCATTGTTACTCTTGATGGTGTTATCACAGAAATCAAACAAGAAGAGCCAGAGATTGAAGTAGAAATTGAAAGTAAAGATTATGAGAAAAAGATTGAAGAAATGGCTTCTGCTTACGATGAAAAAATCAATCAGTTGCTTCAAGCGAATGCTGAATTGGTTGAAAAGATTAAAGATATTGAGTTCAAAAATAAAGAAGGTTTTAGTTTGGTAGTATCAATGATGGAAGAGTTTAGTAAAGTTCCTTCAGTTGATCCAATAGCATCTACAAAATCTTTCAAATTTGAAAGCACAAACGATATTAAGGCTAACAGGCTTAATAAATATAGAAACGCAATTTTAAACAATAAAAATTAAATACAATGGCATTTAGCGTAGGCTCATTAGCAGATTACACAAAAGAGAACGAAGCATTGCTCGTTACAAACTCTGTACTTGGTGCAAAGACTGCTGCATTAATTAAATCATCTGGTAACGTAATGGTAGGAGTGAAATCTTCAGAAACCATCAACGTAATGGACACAGATGCTTTTTTTCAAGCAGGTGGTACTTGCGGTTTTAACGCATCTGGAACTACTTCCTTCACTCAGCGTCCTGTCGTTATCGGCAAGGTAAAAGTGAATGAAGCACTTTGTCCAAAAGCATTGGAAGCAAAATATCTTCAGAAGGCATTGCCAACAGGAAGCAGATACGATTCTGTACCTTTTGAGCAAGAATACTCTGAAAAGAAGGCTTCAACAATCGCTGCACAACTTGAAACTGCAATATGGCAGGGTTCAACTTTGAGTGCTGATGGTAACTTGAATAAGTTCAAAGGATTTATTAGGCATTCATTAGAGGCTTCTGCTTCTATCATTGCTGCAAATAGTGCAACATTCATCTCTGGCGGTCCTGTTGCTTCAATCACTTCTGCAAACGTAATCGCAGTATTTGATGCAGTTTACTTGGCTATCCCTGCAAAGGTTGTTGCTAAAGATGATATGACTATCTTCTGTGGTCAAGACCTTTTCAGAACTTA